GGGAAAGCAGCCGACGATTTGAGTAATTTATTCAATAGTTTTATAGTAAAATTACAAAACGTAAGCGTGATTAATGATACTGCATTTTTGACATCAATTGCGATTGCATTGAAACAAATAGTAAATCTTTCAAATGTATTCGGTAAATTCAAAGAAACCATAATTGCTACATCAACTGTTCAAATGCCTAAAACGGCTCATACAACCGCCGTCATTTTAAGAGGCGTAATGACGGAAATTAACTGCGCAATGAATTATATAAATAATTTCGTAAATCCAGTCGACCCTGCACTTGAAGGAGCAGCGCTTTCCGCCGAAGAACAAACTATAATTAGTACAGCGGTTCACACAATCGAGAGTTGGAATACGCTATGCGAACACGGCGTGTCGATTTCGCTGCAAAACAATGACGATGTTCAATATATCACTCAAGCGAGTTCGGAGTTAAAGCACACTACGGTTGTATTGCATACTGCCGTCTCTACATTACGGGCGAAATTGGCAAATTATATAAAAGTTTAATCGATTTCCGAAAAATCACAAAATATTTAGGAATAACGATTTAGCGAATTATCAACTCATATAAACAATATATTGCGTTAAATCACTTAAAAACGAAACACTTAATAGTATATATCAGTAATGGTTAGAGCATCAAAGTCAGACAAGCAATCCGTTGCCCCAGTTCCAGTTGAAAATGTCGTGGTTGAAACCAAGGCGGTTAAGGCAAAGAAGCCAAAGGCCGAGAAGGTCGTTGCCCCCGTTGTGGTCGTCGCCCCTGTCGTCGAAAATGTTGTAGTTGAACCCGAGACCGTAGTTGAGGCACTCGATGCGTCTCTTGTGTCCGTTAAGTTGCAAGAGTTTAACGCCAAGTTGCAGCAATGTTTCACCTTCATCTCCTCATTGAAGAATGATTTCAAGGCACTCGACAAGGCTGTTACCCGCGATATGAAAATCGCACAAAAGGGTGCTGCCAAGAAGAGTAAGAGAAACGGAAACCGTCAACCCTCTGGATTTGTCAAGCCCACTCTTATCAGTGATGAGCTCGCTCAATTTCTCGGAAAGACAGTTGGCACCGAAATGGCCAGAACCGAGGTAAGTAAAGAAATTAACCAATATATTAGAACCAATAGTCTACAAGACAAGGCCAATGGTCGCAAGATTAACCCAGATGCAAGTTTAGCCAAACTTCTGAAGTTGACTGCTGCTGATGAGTTGACATACTTCAACTTGCAGAGATATATGAAGCATCACTTCATCAAGACCGAATCCGCTGTTGTTGCCGTTTAAAATAAATAATCAAATAAATAATCAAAAAAACAATCAAATAAATAATCAAAAAAACAATCAAATAAATAATCAAAAAAACAATCAAATAAATAATCAAAAAAACAATCAAAACGCCTAATAATAAATATAGTTTTATGTTTATTATTTTCAAATACTTTTCCGTAAAGATTTCCGTAAACTTTTTCGCAAAGATTTCAGCGATTTCCGCATATTGATTTTCATTTTCCCGTCGTGACCTTTGATAATTACTTTATCACCAACAATGCGTTCACTTATAAATTGGTCTTTGACTACTTTTCCATTTCGCGTTTCAAACACGCCTTTAGACATTATGAATTTCATATATTATTACCCTAAAATACTCTAAAACCGTGTTGTAGACCACATATGCAAAATGTTATATTGAAAAATACTTAAACCTAATCTTATAAACCAAACCAATGGAGAACATACAGATCGAAATGGCCGAACCAGATACAATGGATGTGCAAATCAAACAATACGTGGAGGCAAATAACCCACATATTTGTATTTTAACTGCAACGCCGAGCGAACAATGTTGCGTGCAATACACGGTTTCATTGGCAAATACGATTATATTATTCTCCGCGTTAAAGATTGAAATTAAAATTGAATTCGTGAATGATACATTGGCGGCTCGGGCAAAAAACACATTAATTGCAAAGGCGATGGCAGACCCCAAAGTCACGCACCTCATATTTATAGATAATATGATGGGGTGGAACCCGTATGACGTTATAAAATTAATGTTATCGCAAAAGGCAATTATTGGTGGAATTTATCCAATAAACATAGATTATTCCAAATTACTCAAAGACGGCACATATGACGCATCGGTTATAACATCGTGGATGAATGCCAAATCAAAAACGCATTTGACCGATGACCAAACGATTAATTTTAATTTATTGAAATATAGTATCGATTTTAAAGAATTGGCAATTGCGAATAATATAGCCAAGGTTCAACACGTCGCCCCGGGATTTATGTTAATTCAACGACAGGTTATTGAAAAAATGATGACTTCATTTGCCTCGTCTAAATGCGGCGATGTATACGCGCTCTTTGATTATAGTGTAGAAAACGAAATATATTTAACAGAAACCGAGTTGTTTTGCAAACGGTGGTCGAACATTGGCGGTGAGATATTTATGGATGTGACATTAACATTACAGCGCGTATCAAATACCGTACATTCAGGGTTTTTTCTTTCAACTATTATATAAAACTATTTAAAGATTTATATAATAAACAATATATGACCGTATGCGTTGTTTTTGTTTGCAATAAAGCATATTTTAATAAATTTATTAGCACTTGCATTCAATTATTAACACAAGGTAATTATAAAGGCGAAATATGTTTAGTTATTGGTGATGATGTTAATGCTGAAATGTTAAATTGCGATTTAATACGTAATAATAATATTTGCATAAAGCATTTTCCGAATATTCATTTTACAGAAGAATTTTTAAAGATAAATAATAATATACGCACAGATGGACGAAATATAAGTAAAAAATTTCAGTGGCATAAACTTCATTTATTTAATGAGTTTTTTAAAAAATGGAATTATATATTTTATATCGATTGCGGGCTAACTATTTGTTCGGACATATCGCCAATGTTAAATGAAATTAAAGAAAATGCGCTACTTGCTCACTCTGACGCATATCCTACATACAATTGGAAATTACATAATCAGTTTGATAAATATACAGCACATTTTACAAAACTAAATAATACATATAATTTAAACATTGATTATTTTCAAACTACAATAATGTTATATGATACTAATATTATAATGCCAGATACATATCAAAACTTAATTAATTTAATGTTAGAATACCCAATAAGTAATACGAATGAACAAGGCATTATGTCATTATATTTTACAAATATAAAACCAGCATTTCAACAAATAAAAACACACAACGATAATACGCATTATTATGATTATTTGTCAAGGCACAAACATAATAAATATATTATGTTAAAACTTATATAAACACGAATCCTTCTTTTTCCATCAATTTATACAAAGAAATTTGCATTCGTGCTGGTGCAATGTTATATTCCGAAATATTCGGAGTGAATAAATGATAGATGGTTGTTAATTTGTCATAGTCGAATCTTTCAAAGAAATCGCTTTCGCCAGAAGCCTTGAACGTTTTAAATAATTCCATCGCCGAATCAATATTCATATCATTGGCGTTATAATCCGTCCCCGCAACAACGGCGATTTGCTTAAATTCACGCAAGGTTAGCGACAATTCTTTCAAAATCACATCAATATTATAATATATAATGGTATGATTTGTCAAACTCAAATTGCGAAATACGCGAGTACATCCATATACCAACATATCCATATCGTCGCTCATACAAGCCCATGCTTTTCCAGTTAATACCATATGTGCGCACAGTGCGTCGGCTTCGCCGTCGGCAACCGTCCATTGCACTCCATACGCAGTCAGCAATTCTTGTATATTGACATTGTCGGCGTCCGTTATGCGAATGAATTTCGTGGCCAAATGCGACATTTCGTCGATGATTCTCCGCTTGGTTTCTGCGTTCATCGTTAAACCCAAGTCGCTGTTTAATTGATTATATTGGTCTTGCGCAGCACGTTTAGCGGCACGGCGTTCTTCGATTAATTGTAGTTTTTCAGGCGGCGGTTTGCCATCGAATATAAAGATTGGTTTTATGTGATAATCTTTAAAGATTGAGATTAAAACATACATATTTTCAAATCGGCTGTCATTGAATCGATACATATAAATGCTGGCATCGATAACCACCGTTTTATTCGCGAAATCGCTCAAATGCGCCTTTTTAATAGACGTCGTATGTTTTAATAGATATCGGTTCAAGTTCTTTACTCCCATTTTATTTGATAATCATTTATTGTTTATATCATTATCAATTTTATACCGTTATACAATGTCAGGCGTATCGGTTATCGTCATACGAAGCGTATTCTTTACGAATGTATTAGACGCTTTGGTCTTTTCAGCATCCGATATTAATTTTAAAAATGCATTTGAATTATGTCTATCTTTAAAGAATTGACAATATTGTGCCACGTTTTCATCCGTTTTTGTGAAATTCAACGTTGTATTATGATAAATGCACCATTCTATATATCCATTCAAATTCGACATTGCAATACTCTTTAAAATATAATACGATAACACAGGCGACGCTTCTTTATATTTAATACGCAAATGTGCCTTGTCGGGATGATATAAATCTGTATATGACATACCGAAATGTCGCAATACTTTGACGCATTGAAATAGTGAAAACGCTTGTTCTTTCTTCATTAGCGCGTTGAATCTAGTCATATTTAGAGTCGGGTTATGTTGTGTATAATACATATAAAAAACGACGTTGATTATTTCCGCCCACGTTTCGCAGTATGTTTCAAATACGCGGACATTGCTTTTTACTGGGAAAAATGACAGTATTTGCACGTTCGACTGTGAACAATTCATTTCCGAGAAATCCAGTCCGAAACAATGGAATGTTTCGTGAATCAATACCTTGAACCATTCTTCTTTTCTAAAGATATTAATTTCAGTCGATGGCGAACACGAAGTTGTAAAGGCAGTATTTACGTGTATCATATCCAGCGTTTCATTCTTTAGAATGGGTAATGTTTTTTGATGAAGAGTAAGAAATAGATTGAGAGTGAGAGATTGCGAACACTTGGGTTGAGCGTGTTGAGTTATAATATATAACCACATAAATATTTTATGAAGATAATTTATAAAGAAATCGGGTTTTTCATATAATGTTATATTAACTGTGACGGTTCGTTTGCCGAGTTGAAATACAAATCGTTTGCCGACAGATGGATGCGTTTTGATAATATCGCGAATCGGCGCTGGAATGTAAGACGCGGCGGGCTGAATAGGCAACACCGTTTCCTCATATTTTAAAGATTTCCATAAAATATCGGATTTGACAATTAAATCATAAATTGATTTTAAAAAATACGAACTTCTGGACGAAATCTTTGATTTTTGCGTTTTATTCATATATTATAGATATAAAAAACTAAAGAATAACTTTGCTAATACAATATATGTTACCGACCGACGTGATAAATTTAATTTTAGAATATACCGATTGTTCCTTCTTTTTCAAAGATAATACGTGTATTCAAATTGGTAAATATCCGAGCCGCATCAAAAACCGAATTAGTGTATTTTATGGCGCAATTATTATGCAAAAATATAATAATTACTACAAGTTTATTATAAATCAATATTTACGTATCAACCCTACACTCGGATTGGCTATATTTAGTAATATTGAATCACGTGATTATCCCAAATCGGTCTTAATCTATAATTCGTTATATAGCATACTAAATTTCAATACCGATGGTGATGTAAAGCGCTATGTGTTCGATGCCGAACGAGGATATTACGTGGTTGCGCCTCGTTAGATGCATTCATAAAATTGATTTTATATGATGAACTTAAAAATATGAACAATTCTATAATTATGGACAATGATTGTTTTAGAAAAGGACAAAAATGGACAATTGAGGAAGAGACTTTATTATTTGAAGAATAATATTGACGTTAATATAATAGCACAAACCCATAACAGAACAGTTGGTGGTATTATAGGAAAGCAACGTGACGTGGCATATAAAATGCATATTAATAATGCATCTATGACACAAATACTAAATAAAACAAAATTAAATAAAGAACAATTTGAAGAAACAATAACAACGCAAACCGAATCAAATAAAAACAAATATAAAAAACGATTAGAAATAATGAACGCAAAAATGGCGACTTCACCAGTAATAACCGCAAAAATGGACAAACCATTAAATATAACGTCCAACTATAAATCGTTAGAAAATGAAGTAATTACACCTTTTCTCATTTAAAACGCCCAATATTTAGATTTTTTTAATGAATACTTGAGATTGTCTTTCACCTAAATACTTTATTTTTTTATGATAACCAGATAAAAAACCATCTATTCCTTTTTGTGTTAAATCAGGACCCCCCCATCCATAATCATCAAATAT